CCGAAGATCGATCCACCACTGCTCCCGGTCTACTGGACCTGGGATTTCTCCGTGGCTTGGGGCCGTGCTTTTGAGAGCGCGACACCAAGTTTTCTAAACGTGGCGGGCAATTCCTCGAAAGGAATCAACTCGGCGAGCTCGTCCACTGTGAAGGTCTTGTCAGCAGTGGACAAACAGGCCGCCAGGATCTTCATGGAATGCTCCAGCGGACGGCCGCCGGCTTCCGTGAGAGACACCCCCAAGCGTTCGAGCATGAGAGCGCTTCGCGTGGTGAGTCGAAGAACTATGTCTTCATCGCCCAGCTTGAGTGTCGGGTAGTCAACGGCCTGCGGTAGCGTTTCGTTTTCCATGATGCTCCTTAAGCGTTGAAGTCGGGCTCGCCGGTGATTTCGACCGTCAGCGAGGCTTCTTCCACGCCCGCAACCGAAGAAGTGATGGTGAACGTGCTGACGTATCCGGAGAACTGGAACTTCGTCGCCGGGGAATCCGGGAACACGATCTGGAAGTCCGTCAGCGCGCGGGTAGTTAGCAGGCTGAGCAATCCGGTCGAGTCGTCGTGCGTCGACTCGGTCGGGATGTAGAAGATCTTGGCTGTGAGCTTTCCAGCGTCCAACAGCGTGATGATCTTCTGGCGCCAGGGCGTTCCGGTGGAATGGCTGGTGACGTCGACCACGTTGGCGGTAGGAGCGATGGGGTTGTAGTCGCCCACGTTGGCGACCGTCTGATAGGCAAGCGGACTGCCCATCTTGATTTGCAGAAGTGTGTTAATTGAAGCTAAGGCGGCTGCACTCATTTGGAGGCTCCTTTACGCGGAATCGAGAAAATAGATCTTGGCGTCAACGACTGCCCGCCACAGGACGGGCTCGGGCTCGGGTTCGTCAATGAGCCATTGATTGATAACGAAATTCGGTCTTGCTCCTGTGCCGAGAAGCGTAAACGTGTCAAGCGCTCGGATGAGCAGGTCAGCAAGGTCCGCAGCGTCGACACTGTCGGTTGCCCAGCAGTCGTGCTGGACGCGGGCTTCGCAGAGCGTGTTACGCCCAGACATCGTATAGAGCCGGTTGGTTGCGATGCGCTGGAACCGGATTGCCGGGAAGTGCGCCGGCTGCGGCAGGCGGATCCCAAGAGCGGCTTGCGCCGGTGAGCCGAACGTGAGCCTTGCGGCCAACGGGCCGTATGTGAGGAGCGCTGCTCTGTAATCTGCTTCAAAGCTCACCTGTCATCACCGGAGCATCGCTCCCAAGGAATTCGAGATTTCCTGGATCGCGTTCCCCTTCTGTGCTTCAAACGCCGGGCGAATATACGGTTTGGCGCGCTGCCGGCGCGTCCCCAGCTCGACGTAAACCCCGTAATCCACGCCAGGACTCACCCTTGCCGTAACCCGGTCCTGGTCAACTTGCTCAATGTCGGTGTGAATCGAGCGGCGCAGCGTTCCGGTTCTCACCGGGACAAGTAGCTTTGCCTCGTTCTCGATCAGAAACGCGCCAGATTGAACTGCCGCCGGCAGCTTCGAGCGCATAGCGTCCAGGATCTTCGCGCTGTTGTCTACCGTGTGGACGGCGCTCATTGTCCGGCGACCTCGTAATCCTGCACCATCAGCCGCGTCTGGCTGTCGAAGGCGTCCGATTCAACGCCGACGATGTTCCACGCCACCCCGTCTACAACCGCCCTCATACTGAGCGCGATCGTCGGGAAGTAACCGGCCAGAAGAACGTGGCGCATCTGCCGTGTGTCGGTTCGGTCGACCTTGCGAAGCTCGTCCGATCCCCGAACGTCCTCGATCGCCGGCGGCGCGCTGTGGCAGGGAATGTCTACCAGACCGGTCATGTTGGCGAACGGTGTTACAACCGGCGCGCCCATGGCGTTGATCGTCGTGGCGGCGCTTTGGATCGTGCAGAGGTTCGGGAACATCCCGGCGGCTGCCGCGATCCCTACGACCTGCTGAACATCGATTGTGATCGACTGGTTCACGCTGCCTGCCTCTGATACTCTTTCCACCACCGATCCGCAAAGGCGAACTGGTTATTGATCTGCTCGATCACCATGAACGCCCCGCTGTTGTCGTCGGCGTCCCTGTATGCCTGTGCCTGGTCTTTCAGGTTCTTCGCAGCCACGGCCGGGTCGAGCTTGATATCCAGAACCTGCTTGATCGAAGCAAGCCGCGAGCGGTTGGCAGCCAGAGAATCCAGCAGAAGTGCTGCCGTTCTCAGATAATTGACCGGGCTGGTGGGAATGTTTCTCCCACCCGGCCCGGAGTAGAATTGCGCAGACTGGAAGACGCTGGAATTGATCAGCGCAGCCGCCTGGATCTCGGCGTCCTCAAAGATGTAAATCGGCGTTGTCCCGTTGGCGGCGAATTCCTGCGTGTCGGATATCAGCAAGCGCGGGTAGTCGATAGGCGGATTCGGAACCGCCGGACTGAGACCGAGACCGTAAGAAAAGCTCAAGCAAGAGTGCCCCGTTAGCTCGTGGTTCCGTTGGAAGCGACCGTCGACCGGCCATCGACCTGCAGCGCGCCAAACACCGTGACGATCTTCATGTCCTGGTCCATGGAGTAGAAGTCGCCCATCATCGGGTCCACGCCGCCGCCCATGCGCTGGGTGTTGGGAACCTTGGTGAAGATCTGCGGCGTTTCGTAGCCGCTCAGGAAGCCCATCTCGACGCAAGGCCGATTCTGGGTTGCCGGATCGACCACCAGCGCCCATGAGGTGGCGCCGCGGCTTCCGTTGGTGACCACGATCGGGATGTACGGATCTTCGACCAGGTCCATGTTCTGAATCAGCCAGTTGTTCACCTGCAGGAACTGACCGGGCTGTGCCGAGCCCGCCCCGCCGCCCTCGTTGGTGAGGTAGACGGACAGCTGGTTCATCAGGTTGTTGGCGGTGACGTGGAGCGCCGGCCCGTAGACGAGCTTCACGCGCCCGGTTATCAGGATCGGGTCCCCGCCCGAGTCCCGCATCCCGGCCAGGATCTTGTAGGCGTCCGAAAGGCCCTGAACGCCTAGGACGGGATTAGTCGAAGACGCGCCGTTGCCGGTGTTGATGATGTTCTTGTAGCCGGCGGTGTACAGCGAAGCGTTGGGACCGTTCGCATCCCAGAACTGCGTCGTGATGAACTTCGAGATGCCGCGGTTTCCGGCGATCGCAAGGCGCTGCGACAGATCCCGGAAGATCCCGAGGTCATCGTTCACGAACGCGCGCCAGTTGACCGACGTCATGGCCTGGTAAAGCTTCGGCGCGTACTGCAGCGGAGCGGTGGTGGCCGTCAGCGGGCTGTTCCCATCCTGCGGGACCGGTCCGGTCAGGGCTCGCTGCGGAGGCGGCGCGCCCGGATCCATGGCGGTCAACGGAGTGACAACTCCGTCCAGCAGGTAACGCGAGACCGTCCGGAAGTCGCGCAGCGTGTGGGTCTTGACGATGCTCTTGTTGACGATCGGATAGGCGTTGTAGAAGCCGTAGTACATCCGATCCAGCACGTCAACGTAGAGAGCCTGATAATCGGTCGCCGCCATCGTTTCTCGAAGTCCCAGGATCCGGTCGCTGTGCGCGTTGCCATACAGCCCCGGGTAGTTCTCCATGAGGTGGCGGACCAGCACTTCGTTCCGCGGGTTCATCGCCTCGCGGATGAACACGGAGTCGATCTTTCCATGAAGCGCGTCGGCATAGAGCCGGGCGGCTTCGGTAACCCGTCGCTTGTGGCGGGCGTCTCCGTTGCGCCGGGCCGCGACGAAACCTTCCATCCCGGCCTGTGCCTGAATGGGCGCGTCTAGGTTGTAAGTCCCTGCCAGTTGGAAGTCCATTATTCTTCTCCTGCCAGCTTTACGATCGCTGCCGTGTCGGTTGCGCCAGACGAAACGCCGGCGGTGTAAGACGGGTCCAGGCTGCCGAAGAGCGTCCCGCCGCTGGCCGCGTCGAGCGTCAGCCCGGTGGTGACGTTGGTAGCGCTGTCGAGCGAGCCAACGGCGTAGATCTTGTCTCCGGGCTTGATCGCCGCTGCGGTCTGCGGGCTGGCCACCGTCTGGCCGATAACGGTCAGATTGAACGAGCCGCCCAGCAGGAACGTGGTCCCGAGAACCTGGGCGTTATAGCTGTCGAGCGCGACAGCGGGCATCTTGCCCAGAAGAACGGCGTCGCCGGCCACGACGGTAGTCGGACAGAGCGCGAAGCGCCGGCTGGTAGGCGTCCCCGTGTAGACTTGGTTTTTCATTTAAGCGGCCCGTCCTTTCGCGGCGAACTCCGCAGCGTTCTTCGGCAGTCCAAGGGACTCGAACACGCTGATCGAGTTGGCCTCTTCGTCCTTGGCCAGCTGCGCGCGCCGTTCGGATTCCTTCGGATCGAGCGCCTGCTGCGGACGCTGGCCCATGCCAATCACGTTGCCGCTGGGCATGATCGACGCCAGATACTCTCCCTCCGCCTTCGCCGCGGCGTCCACGGCTTCTTTCAACTTGGTCGTGTCCAGCGCACCGTCTTTGGTCGGAAGGGTCTCTATGACGCGCGAGACGATCCGCTTTTTTGCAGGATCGGGAAGCGTGACGGATTCGAGGAGTTCGGTGACGTACTCGCGCGCGTCAGATTTCAGAGCGCGTTCCAAGAGCTTCGCATTGGCCGCATTCGCAGCCGCTACGGACTCCTGAAGTTTCGTGATTTCAGCAGCGTCCATCTCGGACACCTCCTGTTGGATTGGGGCAGCAGACGCTGCCGATTCGGTCAAAATCATTCCGCCGGCGCCCGCCCGGGTGACGACATCCACGGATTCGGCGCTAGTCAGTTCCTTCAAAACGGGAACGCCCATCTTGGTCTTGTTGCTTTCCGCCACACCTGAAGCGCGAATGGACATACCCACGTGCTGGGCTTTGTCTTCCACCAGTTGGGCGTGATCTGCAAAGACTTTCATGCGCGCGTACAGGCCCGGTCCCTTGGCGTGCGATTCGTGGTATTCCGCAGTAGTGGTCAACACGCCGGCGAGGTTGCGAACGTCGCCCTCGGGCCGCTGGGCCTCTTCGACCGCCGTCGCGTGGTTCAGGTAAACATGCGTGCCGGTCTTGAACACGTTCGGCCCATCGCGCCGCAAGACCTCAGCCGGATAGAAAGCGCTGGACCCCTTGCCCGGAGCGATCAGCTTGATTTCGTAGTCGGCTTTGGCCTCACGGATAACGATGGTCTCGGTGGATATGGCGGACTCCACAAGCTGCAGGCCCTTGGACGCCGGCTTGTTTGCTTCGCTGGCCTTGTCCGCCTGCCATGCTTTCGGCAGGTACTTTTCCCAGCCCTTCCGCTTGGCGATTGCGATAATGCGGCCTTTGAGACCGGACGGCCCGAGGTTCCCGGACCCGGCCCGGCCAATCGAAGCAGCCGCGGCGCCGACATCTTCGGGCTTCAGAATCGGGTAAGACTTGCCTTTGCCGGCGAAGTCCGAAGCGTCCGCTGCATCACGTTCTTTCTTCGAAATGAACCGCTCGTAAAGTGGGAGGCCGACGTAGAGTTTAGATGCCTTGAAGGATTCCTCCATCGCAGCGTAGTGGTCGGGCTCTTCGGCCTCTTCCTCGTAGACCGTGCGCGGGACGACGTCGACAGACGCTTCCATGTCGATCGTGC